GGCGTGGCCGTGGCCGTGGCTGTCCTCGTGGTGGTCTGGGTGCTGCTCTCACCGAGCGGCGGCTCCGCGGCGCAACGCCGGGGCGGGGAGAAGGTGGCCGTTCAGGACGATATGGAGGCCGAGGCGGCGACGATGCTGGTTGTCCTGGTGTCGGAGGTTTCCTCGGACGCCTCTGGACTGATCGACGTGTTTGAGAAGGCTGCGTTTCCTCACCAGCTCCGAGTCGTGGTGTGGGAGAGTGCCCGCGACGACGCCGAGGCCTCGGCGCTGATGCAGTCCTACGCCACTCGGGTGAGCTACACGCCGTCTCGCCGGTCCTACGTGGACCGCATTCAGGTCCACCGGTGCCGGTGGAAAGTCGCTCCACCCCCGTGCGAGCAGGTGCGGCGGATGGTGGCGGCCTACCGGGAGGGGGAGCGGTACGTAGTGTCAATGTTACACCCCGCCCGGCTGGTCCGGGGTTGGGACCGCATTCTGCTGCGATCGTGGCTCGCGCTGGGAGACTCGAAGTCCGTCCTGACGTTTCCGCTGACCCGGGCCCCGTCGTTCACAGCGTGCGCCCCGTCCCTCGACCCAATGTTTTTGCTGCCGGTGCCGGAGCTGCGGTATGTCGCTCGACCGGACCGGAAGCCCGACCGTCGAGGTTCGGAAAGTGGCACGCTGACCACGGAGGAGGAGCCGGCCGCCACGGCCTACCGGGCCGCACTGTGGTGCGGTCACCTGAGCTTCTCCCGTGTCGACTTCTGGACGTCCCTTACCGCTTCGTACACCAGCCTCCCGCTGTGCTGCGAGGTGCTGGTGACGGCGCACGCCCTGCGGCGGGGAGCGCGGCTTTGGGGCCTGTCGACACCGCTGGTCACGTCGAGGTCGGAGACCTCCAAGCACGTTCGGCGCAGCGTCCGGCGGTGGCGCAAGAAGCTGCAGCGAGACGACAAGGCGTACGACCAAGCAAGGAAGCAGTTTCGGGCGGCCCATGCCCTCCTGCGGCGCGAGTCGGCGCTCCACTCGTACTTGGGGGTGCGGTGGACCGACGACACCGAGGTGGAGCTGTCCGGGCGCAGTTTGATGGGAATCGTCGACCCTTTCGACGGCGACGAGGTGCTGACGAAGTACGGCAGCTTCTCCGGCTACTCACGAGCCCGCCAAGGATTCACGTAGGTTGTCATCATTCAAAAAAAATAAAATAACAAAAAATTATTTTGTACATATTTGCTCTACACCGCGGTACGTACCAAACAACCGATCCATCATGTAAAAACCCGTCCCGTAGTTCCACTTCAAATGTTTGTGATGCAAGAGATGAATTCCACAATCACCTAAAATTGGGTGACCGACATGACTAATACATGTGTTGATAGTACTTGCCACCGACCAAAAATTCACAAACGCATCGCCCGGGGTAAAGAACAAAAATGGAAACACGAAAGATCCTAAATTGCATATCAAATGCTCCAACAAATCGGCATCCAACGATTTTGCCACGTGTACTTTACCGCTGTGATGAGTCTTGTGATGATTCCACATAAATTTGTGCAGCAGTATGTGAGAACAGAAAAAGTACACATCGCTGAGTACGATGCACAAGAAAGGGCCCCAGAACCACTGAGTCCAGTGAGTATCGACAGACGTTGGCACAACGAACGACAACGGTAACGTGCACAGCACTTGATTTTTTAAACTGTTTAGTGAGGCGATGGACAATGGAGTCTCGTCGTACAAAAATACCATACCCCAATAGCAAGCGAAATGTACAAGGAACATGGTGGGTGCTTTGTAAAAAAATTCCTGGTTGTGTTGTGATACGGTAGAGTGTTGTGTGTAAATTTCAATTCTTGAGACCACAATTGTTTTGCCGGTTCACTCCTCCTCAAAGGTAACGAGGGGCCTCCAATGTCCGCCGGCGAAGACGCGGCAGTGTTTGAAGCCGCCATCCGAGATCTTTTGGCAGATCGCGCGCACGTTTTGAGCGCTGCTGCTTTTGCGCTTCTTTTTCTTGCACTCAAACTTGACCACTACGGCGCCGTCTAATTTTCCCTCGTAGACCAGAAGTTCGGACGCCCGCGGAAACCGAACCCGTCTCTTCTTTTTGTATTTACCTAACTTGGCGTCCTTGTCAACCCGAAACGTGTCGCCCATGCGCAGGAGGTAGGGGTTGCTCAGATCAAAGTCACTGCGCTCGACATCGAGGACCGTGACTGGGGACGACGCCCGGGAGCGGCAGCCGACACACCGAAAGGCAAAGTTGGGCGGAAACCGCCCGTCGACGGTGTGGCGCACGGCCTCGGCGCGGGTCACCGGCACACACCACGTGTCTCGGCGAAATGTGTCACAGTAGACATGTTGGCACTCCTCACACTTGACAACGCAAGTGTCGTCACCATTCAAGTGGCTCAAGTGGGGCCGCCCGCAGGCTCGGCACGCCGGAATCTGGGCGGCTCCGGCGGCGTACGGTACCACCTTGTACTTGTCATCGGTGGCCAGGTCGTGCAGCGGGAAACGTACCCGGTCGTTGAACTTTTGTGTCGCCTCTGCGAACCCCTCCCTGCTCGGCAGGGACTCAACCAAGCCCCCCAACTTCAGGCTGTAGCGACTCCCGTCCCACGTGTAGACACCGTCTCGCAAGTGTCGTAGCAAATCTAGGTCGCTGCCGTGCTCCCTGAACAACCGCAACGCATGCATACCGTCCGTCTCCGGGACGTGGTCGGGCACGCCGGGAAGCACCGGAAACTTGGCCGCTGCCGCTGCTCCTCCACTGCGTCGAAAGTTTGCTGAATTGACAAAAGTCATCATCAAACTTTGCAGTGTCTCGGCCACGCTCTCGACCTTTTGCGCAATGGTTGTAGTTCCGGGAACACTCACCCACGGCACCAATTCGTAGGCGGATCGTTCAATCGGATCGATCTCCTCGGAAACCTGTAGCACCGTGCCGTCTCTTGCGTCTGCAACCCACCCGTCGGGGCGACAACTGTGGATGTTTGTCTTGATTTGGTGGTGCAGCAGAAACATGCAACGCCGGGCCTCGTACGTCATCGTCAACGTCCACACTTCCTGCTTCGCGCACCTCGCGCACAGACTTTCGCCACTTAGCCGGTAAGTGCAATTGCTAGTGCATCGGGCACACAAAGAGTCCTCACTTGACAAATTGTCGCTCGACAAAAAAGCTACGACATGTGTACCCTTACCTTCTTTCGACCGAGCAAACTCAACGTGGGCGTCCCAGCACTTTTCACCTGACATCTCCTTCTTCGCTCGCAGCACGCAGAACTTTTTCGGATTGAGCAATCGTTCCCCGTTCGGAAGCGAGTACAGCGTCAGGTACAAACGGTCGCCCTCGTACTTTGCAGCGACCTCTGCCCCGTACACTCGAGTTTTATTACCCCCCTCTCCCACTTTGTCCGCACTAAATGAAAATCTTGATTCCCCGTTCTGCGAAATCTGGTATGTACGAAGTGCCTCGTCCACGTCCACGTGCGAACCGTGCTGTTTAATGTTCATTGGGTACGACATTTGATTATTAGTACACTAAAACAATCTAAAGAATTATTTAAGTTTTGTGTTACTAAAAAAAATTTCCCCTGGTTTTTGCGAGATTTCGATGTTTTTATTTCGATGTTTTTGCCCCACCAGAGACCTACTTGGTACCAGGTACCAGTACAAGTAGCAAGTAGCCTATCATTTGCGATTTTATGTATACATGTATGTATTATATTAACTTCTTTTTCCACTGGATTTGTACGGTGTGTAGTAGGCTACAGTACCACCAACATCATCTTGATACCCAAGAGACACATCAACACTCAGTTCGCCAACCGGGTTTTGCAAGAAGGCAGCGACTTTGACCAAATCGTCAACACCCATTGTGTTGAGGTCTAAACACCGTTTGAGTTCTGCCATGCTATAAATGTTGTAAATATTGTCGACGCGATCGGCGTTCAAGTTCCCGGATTTTAAGGTACGAACCCACTTCGGCTCGATCAAGTCGACGTCGCATTCTGATCGGAAGGTCTTTGGTCCGAGATTCATTTGAAAACAGTAGGAACCAAGGTCGTCGCCCATCTGGTGCGTGCACGGCTCGTAATCGTCGTCGTCCTCGTCGCATGCACAGGGCTGCCCACTCATGAAGCAACAGGCGGTGTGGTCAGACAGCAGTTGACGTTGGTCGTCGGTGAACTCCACGGAGGACTTTGGCTCGAAGAAGAAGTAGTGTGTGCCCAAGGCGCCCGCCGTGTACCCGCCCAAATCACCCTTTGCGATGGCTTCCTCGCGGGTGCAATGGCTGTAAGTGCAGAAGGCTCTTTTGTCCCATCTGGCTCGACGCAACTGGTAGGACACCTCCTCGAGAACTTCGTCGGACATGCGTTTCAAGATTCGACTCGGGACCAATCTCAAAATTTTTTCGACGGTGCACCCCAACAACTGCGTTTGCCCGGTCTCGTCCAAGCAAAACAAATTCTCGTAGTCCTCTCGGGGACGTGCATCGGGCGCAGGCTCGGGTGGCTTGGGTGCAGGCTCGGGTGGCTTGGGTGCAGGCTCGGGTGGCTTGGGTGCAGGCTCGGGCTCCTCATTAATGTAACCTGGGTGTGCAAAAGTGTAAGGTTTGTAGACAACAGAACTGTCTGAGATTTTGCATTGGTAGCTCAATTCACTTCGCATCGACGATTTTAAAAACGCACCGACTTTGACAAGCGTATCGGCGTCCAACAATGCAAAATCTCCGACACTGTCCTTGAACTGTTTGACGGTGTAGATGTACTCGAGGTACGAATCCGATCCCATTCTGGGTTCCACCCGGGAACAGATCGGCTTGATTGCAAAGCAGTTGCACTCCTCTTCAAAGGTGTCCGGTCCAATACCAACTTCGTAGCAGTAGGACCCATTGGCACTGCCCATTGCACATTCGCAAGGGTCCCCGTCCCACTCGTCGTCCAACTGTTGTGCGCAGGGCTGACCTGTGTTGTAGCAGCAGGCAGTGTGGTCGCCAATCAATTGAATCTGCTCCGCGGTGAACTCCGGTCGGGGCTCACTGGGCTCAAAGTAGAAGTGCCCGGCACCGTTTTCACCGTGCTTGAACCCGCCCAGTGCCCCTTTGGCAACGGCTTCCTCGCGAGTGCACTCGTGCACGACACAAAACGCCTTCTTGTCCCACACCGCATCGCGCAGTGCACGGGAGAAACGTCGGAGCGTGCGGTCGGACATGTCTTTCATTGCCCGGCTGGGGATTTCGCTCAAGATTCCTTCGAGGTCAAACCCGCCCAAGCGACGGGTCCGCTCCTTCTTGCTCGTGATATAGAACGGGTTTTTCGGGGTTTTTTTGGTCTTTCGGCTTTTTTGGGGTTTTTGAGGTTTTTCTGGTTCTTCTGTTTTTTCGGGGTTTTCGGGGTTTTCCCTAACCCTTTTCACACCCTGGGTGTGGACCGTGTGAACCGGATCCACGGTACGCGGTGTCCACCCGGTGTGAAGTGATTGATCGGACATTGTGGAGTGTTTGGAGTGTTCTAATTTTCAACAGTCAACGTATCCTGGTTTTCGTATCCTGGTTTTATATATTTTCCCGGGATATTATCAATTTATTCAGTGCGTTTGTTTGAGATTTTGTCACGTCCCTGTGATACCTAGTAGTTTTCAGGTTTCTGATCGCCGCGATTGTGGTAATATTCACCAGTGAGAACTTGGGTTAAGAACCTGAAAAATCTCGAGGAAACCACCTGAATAAAATAAAACCAGGATTGTATACTTTTGCGCACATTATTTTTTGGAACTTGTTGGTCAAGATATGTTGCGTAAATTTATTACTTTGCATAATTTTTTTATTTTTTTGCGACGGGCATGAGATGACACGGCCCTGCAAAATTTGTTTAGCCAAAAGTATACAATCCTGGTTTTTATTTTATCAATTTATTTTCCTCAATTTTTTTCAGGTGCCTATGGTGGTTTCAGGCAAAAATATGACTATTTTTGCCCAACCTGCTAATTCTTTCGTTTAAAAGAGGTTTCGGAAGTGCAGTGCAACGTTACAATCTTTCCCTGTCGACAAATCCAAGCTGACTAAATACAAACGTCATAATAGAATAGAATGAAGAAAAAAATTTCAATTATATTTTTTATTACCAGACTTTGTATATGTATGTTTTACTTTTTTCACTCTCTCTCACCACTGCTCTCCTCCGCCACAAGCGGCTCAGGCGGCTCCAGTAGATCCTGTGAATCTTCCTTCTCGGAAGCTCTCTTGAGTACAACGGTCTCGGAAACTTCCGGGGCGCGATGTACATCGTACTGGGATGTAATGCGATCCGCGAACGGTACGAGGTTTGACATGATATCTTCTGCTGTAGCGTCGTCCAATTCGCCAAAGGTCTGGGCGGCGGCGGAGGTCACCATTTGTTTGACCTCGGAGACCGAAACCGCTTTTTTTTTGGTTCGCGTGGTTCGCTGCAAAAAGTACCGTTTTCGAATTCCATTGTACGACAGTTGGAGTGGTTGCGATGAGGCGTTGTGCTCTCGAAAGTACTCAACCACTTGTATCGATGCCTGTTTCTTGGTAGCCTGCAGGTCCTTTTTGGTGTCAGAGTACCGCCGCGACACGTTTTGGAGTTCTCGTTGCACAGTGACGATGTTCTCAGTAATGTTTTGAACCTCGGCCGAGCATGCCGGAATGTCCTCAACTTGCCTCGGCTTGTCATTGCACAGCACCACCTTGGTAGACTCGGTGGTTCGAAGTTCCTTCAAATTGTCCATTGTTGCCTTTGTCACCGCCTCCGGCCAAGGAAGAGCCGTCGACCCCGCTTTCGTCAGTTGCTGACTGGTGACCGCCTCCGCCGCAGTGCGCAGCATGTCGCCCGTAATCACGCGAGAGCTGTACGTCTTTTTAAATCGCGCAAACTTAAACTTGCCGTCCCCATGCAGATGCACACACTCGACACCGTGGCTCTCCATTTCCTCGTGCAGGCGTTTCTTGAGGTCGGTCCTTTGCTGGTTCAGTGGAGCTCGAGTTTCCTTCTCTTCCTGTGTCAGGTCCCGTAGTTTTAACGAAGATCTACAAAACTCCTGGATTGCGGTCGACATTTTGGCGTTGGCTTATTTGTTGTGATCTGTGTTTTGTTTCAATGCTTGGTTTGACACGCTTTTATTATTTTTTCCCTACAAGTAACTTGAACGGCCCCACAGTATTGGCTCATTGTTGCTTTTGCGCGCCAGATCCGACACCGAATCTTGGCCGCCACCCGAGGTCACCGCCAACGTGAAGAGGTCTTGCGATGTAAAGTCTTTTCTTGTCGACAAAAGGGCTCGCTCCGGAGGCTCTTCGTTGGCATCGTAAATATCGGTTGTCAAGTTTGACGGGGGCAAGATGTCGTCCTCGTCCCTGTTTGATGTGTATTGAACGCGTGGTTTTTGATTGGATTCCGCTAGCATTTGTTTGACGGGTGCCATCGCAACAACTGTGTCTTTGCTCTCGGGTTGTGAGTTTAGTACTACAAAAAACACAATAAGAAAGACGACAAGCACTAATAAAAGTCCGATGATAAAGCCGGTCTCGTTGGAAACTGAGGACATTTTTAGTTTTATCAAAAAAATTCTTTTTTTTTTTGTTTTTTTATATAGGGAGTAGAAAAAAATTATACACACCTGCTCTGTTTGCTTTTCACCAAGAACCCTGCATGTAATTTTAGACGTTGTTTGAATCTTCCGTCTCTTCGGGTTCCTCGGCTACGTCAACCACCTCAGGTATCGTCTGATCGTAGCACAGTTTGGGCACCTTGCCTTGTTTAAAACCGCTGCGATTGAAATCCGCTTTGCGTTTGGCACGCTTCGGGTAGACAAGGACGTCCGTGGCGCTTAGCGTCATGCCAAAGTTCTTGGACACGAACCACAACCCTGAGACACGGACGATCGGCACCACCTCGCACCCAGGTTTGATGTCGTCCACGGTGCCTTCAACCATGTCGTCACCACGCGCGATGTACACGTTCGTCTCGCCTTTGATCTTGATGCGCATGAGTGGGTCGTACTCCTCGTTTGACGATTGCTGCAGCATTGTGCGGTAAAACGCCTTGATTGCGTCCTCGGTCAAGTTCTTGGCTTTCGGAAACAGCGTGCGTTGCTGGTCGACGACAAATTTCAAATTGCTTTCGTCCACCGCCTTGCACCACTCGGCCAAGGCACCCGTACGAACGACGGAGAATTCCATGTTGTGGCTCGGATACGCATTAGTAGAACCACCATCTTGCTGAGGAACGCGGGCGCCAAACGGGACGCGGCCCTGTGGAAGTTGAAACCGCGGAGAGTCGCGCGTGCTCTCGTTCACGTTGACGAACACCTGCCCTCCCTGCTTGCCGCTGCGGGTTTTCAAATCGGAGTAGCTCCAGTTTTGAAAGTCAACAGAGTCATGGTTAAACATGGGTGATGCATCGTCTTGTTGGTCAGTCATTTGATTTTTTTTTCTTTCCTGGTTTTGACAAAAAATATAAATGTGCTTGTTCTATTTTTGGGGAAAAGGTTTTTTAAGTCCACAAAAAAATGTTATGAAAAAATATTGCTCAACAATCAAAACTGCAAAAAAAAAACACCACAAGCCAAGCAAAGCTTCTGTTGGAGTATGTCTGGGACTCGAATACAAAAAGAGTGGCACGACTTGATGCGGGAAAGCAACGACATGTTCAGTGCAGGACCCAAAGACGAGAACAGCTTGAACGCATGGGAGGCCTGCGTAGTCGGGCCGAAGGATTCGGTGTACGAAGGAGGGCTGTTCTTTCTTACCATTGTCTTTCCACCCGAGTACCCGTTCATTCCACCCAAATGCACCTTTCAAACAAGACTGTACCATCCAAACGTCAACAGCAACGGGAGCATTTGCCTTGACATTCTTAAAGAGGCGTGGAGTCCGGCACTGACAATTCGCAGTGTACTGCTGTCCATCTGCTCCCTTCTGACCGATCCAAACCCGTCCGACCCGTTGGTGCCGGAAATCGCGGACCTCTATGTGTCCGACCGAGCGGAGTACGACCGGATGGCCCGCCATTTCACGGCGCTGTACGCGGGAGAATCAACCAACGAGTGAGAGCGACACGGGCGGCGTGTGCGCACGCGAGCAACACTGTCGTCTCCACTGCTGCGATCAGTTGCTGGGTGGTCAAGACGTCTTGGTGACTCAGGACGTTCTCGTGCGCAAAGTGCGACAAAATGTTGCGTCGCATCGTTTCGGCGGCCCGGCGGCGAGACCGTGCGAAGTCGACAAAGTCGCACGTCACTGTTGTGAATCTCGACGGACAGGTGGTCTCCCCTCGCGCCTTCTTCTCTTTCGGCAGCACACTCTGCACCGCGGATGGCCATCGCAGCCACTGCAATCCCATCTCTTTTGCCACGGTAGGCAATAAGTTGGGGGTTGTCTGCTGGTCACGCAGGCTGATGCAAATCGCCCGATGTGAAGACGGCAGGAGAAGACGAGCCAGCCTTAACAGAGCCACCACGGCGTTGGAAACGTGGACGTTGTGTCCGCCTTTTTGGGGCACGGTCGTACCACAAAGAAGCCGGTGCATCAATTGTGTGGGTGCAGCGGTGCCCCACATCGATGGTAGGTGCACCACGGCGCGGGTCGAAAACCGTCGCAGCAGCGACGGTGAGACCGAAAGTGCCAGAGCAACGACGACGACATTGTTTTTGTTCAAATGTGACGACGCTCTTTTGCACACCCGCTCGTTCAACGCGGCATGGTTTAGGAGAAACAGCACCGTGCGAGATTCTTGAGAGTCTTTGATTAAAGCCTTCTCGTTGCACCATCGAACGTGAGAGAAGTGTCGAAGAGAGTGCGGTCGGCTTCGGTCGCTGACGACTCTCACGTCGCGGTGCGGTATAGCAAAAAGGAGCCGTTCGAACAGTTGGGAGGCGTCGTCGACGAGGACGACTTGAGCACAGGACGACCAGACACGGTGGAATCGTTGGAACTGTCGAAACATCACAGCAGAGGCTATAAGGATAAAAATTGGAGATGTTTTTTGACATTTAAAAATATTTTTTTTAAACTTTAATAAAAAAAAACAATAAGAGAACCAAACCATTCAAAAATTTGGTTACTTTTCACTAGAATCTCAAAACTTGCTTTTGTACTATTGCCTTATCTTATTTATGCCCTTGCCAAATTTGTGATAAGAAATGTCGATTTCTGCAACTAATGGAACTGGTGGATGCACCAAAGCGGCACGCGAGGGTAAAACGTTCAAAGTTGTTCGAAAATCAGTGCTCAGCAAGCTTAAAAACGGTCAAAACAGTTAACTCTTTTTTTTTTAACTTTACTACCAATCATTGTTTGTAGCAGCCAGTACCACTTCTCGGTCGGTCTTCAACTCGTCGGAAGCATACTTCAAGGCAAACCCATTCTGTGCGACGGCAGCCATGACCACTTCTTTGTCGTTCTTGAGACGGTCGGAAGCATGTTCCAAAGCGTGCATGTTCTGTGCGATGGCAACCATGACCACTTCTTTGTCATCGTTGTTGTATCTTTTCATGGCAACGTCTTTCAAAACCTCCCACGACTCGGTGACGGCAGCCATCACGGTATCATGGTCGTGCATCAAGGCATAAGAAGCAAATCCAAATGCGTGTGGACGACCCTTCATCACAAGCAACATGAACTCCTTGTCGTTCTTTAACTCGGCGGAAGCGTACTCAAGTGTCTTCCACCACTGTTCCATGGCAGCCAACACGATCTCTTTGTCGTTCTTCAACTCTTTGGAAGCAAATTTCAGTGCCTTGCCATTGGTGGGTTTTAAGACAGACATGATAAAATCTTTGTTGTTTTTCAACTCGTCGGACGCATAAAAGAAAAAAGATGAAAACCTAAATGGCTCCTTACAATGTTGGAAAAGAGATGTCATGAATGCTTTGTCGTTTGTCAGCTCGTTCTGTAACTTTTTGGGTAAATACTGCAGCGCACTCCGGTCGTTTAAAATAACATTCATCAATCTGTTTCGCTCCTTGAGTGGGTTAGTGTTGTTGGTACTCATTTCTAAAAAAGTTAAAAAAAAAAAAAGGTTAGCGGCAAAATTTTCGTGTGGTGGATCAAAAAAGAACCCATGGGGTCCTGCAAAGGGGTTGTTTCGTCTGTTGTTCCTCCAACTGGAGCTTTGAAGGGTGGGGGTGGGTGGGTGTGGGTCCTTACTATGATTCTTTTGTTCTTTTGTTGGCACTGGAAATTATCATGGGTTCATTTTTCCTGGTACTCGGGCGACCAGGGAAAATATAGTAAACAAGTTTACACTTTTTTATGCAAAACAGAAAAAAAATGCAACCACCGGCCTCCTCCGAGCCCACCTCTCCTTTGCACCCGCTGGTAGTGCGGCGGCTCCCGCGTTTCATCCCCAGTCACGTGTTTTGGGCCCAACACGCAGTGACTAAGTACACGTGTGTGTCTCTTTCGCTGCGAGCTATGCATGACCACATCAACAACCGATTGCCGACGTGTGACGTCTGCGGCAACATCGCAACATTCGGCACAATATGTGGCACAAAAGGTTCACGCTATAAACACGCCACTAAGTGCGAACAGCACGCGCCGCCAGGAATGCAAAGTTTGACGTGGAACCGAACAAAGGTTTTTGGTGTTTGCATGAGTAAAGAGCGATCGAAAACGCTGATTTTGGAGTCTGACGACGGAAGCTCCTTTTTTGCTTCAATGGCAATGTTGAACTCAATGTCCAACGTGAAGATTGCGGATGACGCCGACTTCGGTGACTTCTCGGCCAACGTCTGCAAGGCGTCTGGAGACGGACAGAACTTCGTCGATGTGAGAGTGTCGTACGCAGCGGACGAGTGGGATTACCGCACGATGGGGCAAAACACCAAACTCTCCCGTCAAATGGGGCCATGGGTGCTGCGACGCAAGTTTGCGAAGGAATGTGATTTTAATGTTTGTAATTTTATTGGTCCCCGGTGAGGTCCCTGAGGCCCTTTGTGGGGGTTACCGGTGTTGGTTTACACTTCGAAGTGTTTCCTTAGTTGGCGTAGACGACGCCACACATGCCGGCGGAGTAGCGAAGAAGGTTCCAGTTAAGGCCACACACGTTGACGGTGCCTGAGCCATTTACCTTGAACGAAACGTTGTCGATGCGGCTGAAGTTAAGGGTGCCTGAGGGTTGGGTGGTATCAGCGGGGTTGATGGCAAAGGGGTATGCGTACACGTTTGACGAGGGGATGTTGGGGTAGTGCGAGTGTGGGATCACTTGGTTGAAGTACACGGGATCATCAGCAAGATCTTCTGTAAAGCGGTTTTGGCCATTCAAAGTAAGTTGGGCACCTGTCATTTGAGCATACGCGCTGCTGTTGTCGTTGCCGGTTGGGGTGACGCACCACATCAATTGGGAAACGGGGTGGTTGAACTCCAAGGCAAATTTTTGTCCGCACTGATGTTTGGCGTGCTGGTGCTGTGGAATAAGAATTTCAAATTTGCCTTTGGCGAATTTCGTACGCTCGTCTTTGTCAAGGTAGATGTATTTGGCCACCAAGGACACTTTGTCAAGGTATGAATAGGCGGCGGTGACCGCAGTTTCGGCCGCGTCCCGGACAGTGATGCTAGCTAGGTCGGCCAATCTCAACTCAATTTTCACGGAGTGAAACGAGAGGGAAACGAGAGGCAGCGACAAGCTGATGTCTTTACAAAACCAGAAGTTCAAGGGGACGTACAAGGTGCGCGCGGCACCGGTGCCGTTTTTGCCGGTCATCGCGCCGAGGGGTGTTGTGCCCTGGGTAAGCTCCTCCCACATCAACAAACTGTGGTTGGTGATTTTGTCGATTTGCGTGCCACCAATCTTGACTTTTGCACTTTCGATCATCATAAACCCGACGTGGTCCACGTAGGTGCCATCGGTCAATTCCGGAAGTTCGATGCGGACGTACACTTCGTGCACGAGATCGGCCTCGCGGGCCAATGTAAAGGTTTGGGTGGATTGCCCGGCACCGGTGGAGGCTTGCAAAGGTTTGTGTTCCATCGCAAAGTTGGTGTGCTTTTGGTGCGCGGAACGAAAATAGGTAGTTTGGGCGGGTGAAGAATCGCCGGTTAAAAAATGGTCCATGGCGCCTATAGCGACAAGTCCAAACGCAGCAACAGTCATTTTTTTTTTTTTTTTGGGGGTGTTGGGGAGAAAAAGTTGTGTTTTTAATATTACGCAAGAAAATAATTTTGGTCGATCGGACGACCGCGACGCGTTTGCGTGGAGATTTGTTGTTTTTTTTTTTATTTGACACATACAAACCAAAATATACATAACAGCACTGATATGGCATCGGACGACGGCTACGACAGTGCGGGGAGTCTGGTGGACTTCATTGTGGACGGCCACGAGGGACACGACGAAGACGACGAAGCCTACGACGACGATCGCGTTCGTAAAGACTTGCAGGAAATTTTGAGTCAGTCGGTCGATGGCGGAACTGTCGTCGTGGAGGGACGGAGGCGTTCTACACGATTAAAAAAGGAACCGGAACGGTACGTCGACAGTGACTACGAGGACCTCATGTTTTCCTCCAACGAGGACCTGTCGGGCAGCGAGGAGGACGAAGCAGATCAGGACAAGGACGACGAAGATTACATGCAAGAAGAAGACGACGGGGACCAGTCGCCCGATGAAAACGACGAAGAATAAACATAAAGTCGAAAATATTATACATAAACTTCTTTCTATAATCCCGTGTTATTTGCATTTTTTTTTTATCCTACGGGGTCGCACGTACAAAAGCTTTCCCTGCTTTCCAACCTCCATTCAAGCGGTCTACGTCGTCGCTCGCTGCATGACGTAGGCGTTCTCCAAGCAGTTCACCAGCAGGCGCAGCAGCTGGTAGTCGTACCGACGTAACTTCCGATGCGTCCGAATGATCGACCTCATGCGAGCCTTTACTGACCGAACACTGGAGGCATTAAAGCGAAACAAACGAAACATGATGGACGACAGCAGGGGGTACGTCTGAGCCACGATGGCTTCTTGGGCTGTGTCGTAATCGAACGACGCGTTGATTTCGGCGCTGTCGATGGCGGCGGTAATGGCGGCGCCGAGTTCGTTCTCTAAAAAATCCATCATGCTCTGATTTTCGATGCGATCCCTTCTCAGCCGCTTCACGTGCGGAAGCAGTGTGCGAAGTTTTGAGTCGACCCCGACCCCGTGCAGCATCCTTTGCAGTCGTCCGATCTCGGGCAGCGCAAATTCCTTTCGTGTCAGCGGATTGGTGGTGTTCCCTGAACTAAGAATGTACTGCACGAGCATCATTGCGTCGAACCCGGTCACGTTGCCGGCGTCGTCCACCTGCTTGAAGACAACAACGCTGTCCCGCAAGTCTGCCATGCTGATCGGATCGATCGTGTTCTGTGGCCGAAGTCGAAGATACTGCCGAAAGCTTTTTTGAATGGTGTGCGCCGCCCTTGGTAGAGCAAGTTTTGTGAAAGAACGCAACCGTCTTCGGTAATTTGACCTGGTTTGTACCTCCATTCTGCTCTTTTTTATGTTTTGTCCTTGTGCCAAGAAAAATGTGGTCGAGCGTGGTTGCGTTTTGTTTTTTTTTTATTTTTTTTTGTGAAAGAACAAAAAAGAAAGAAAAAGAAACAGAAAAAAATGAAACCAAACTCGACCACTCTGCTTCTTTCCGTGGCGTACGGTGTGACACTTTTGTACGTGCTCAGTCGAATGTTGCGCATCAACAATCAAATCAGTGTGCTGAGGCGCGACATGAACGATATTCGACCAACCACAGATGAGAACCACATGAGAAGACTTGTGTATCAGGCTTTGCACGAAAGCATTGAAGTGGCCACTCAATCGTTGGACGAGGAGGACATGACGAGGGCAGACATGTACTTGTCCTCGGAACCCGAAGAAGAAAACCGCTTGGCGGACGGCGTCGACGGTGACTTTGAAAGGCATCCGATCGCCCAGGACATGGAGAATGCGTTGTTCGTCATCAATGAGGTCGACGAAGTGGACGAGGTTGACGAGGTCGACATGATCAACGAGGTCGACGAAGTGGACGAGGTCGACGAGGTCGACGTGATCAAAACCGAGGAGGAAACCAAGGATGATGACACCAAAATCTTGCATCGAGTGCAAGAAATTGTTGAGAAAATCGGGGGGGACGGCGACTTGCAAATCGATCTGCTGCCACCGACACCGAAGCTGCGCCGCTCGACAAGAAAACGGAAACCGAAGAACTCGGTCAAAGCTTAAAAAAACGAATGTACACGTGCCCCTCGAGAGTTTTACTGTACTGCTTGACGGCCCTGATTTCGGCGATCTGAGCGTCGTCGCCGTAGAACACGCCGTTCATTGCGTCGAGCACAAATTTAATTAGGTTGTCTAGGTCGGGCGTCTTGGTGTGGTGGACGGGTGCAGAGGCTTTGAGCAGCCCACTGAATCTTCCGGTTCTGAAATGACTTTTGGCGCGGGGCATAATGAATTGCAGATCGACCCGCAACCCCCCCTGCAACGGTGTTGTCGGGGCAAACTCTCGTGCCTTCGACATGAACACTTGCTTGTCTTTGGCCGAGGGATCGTACCGGTGGCCGTGGGCAGTGGATCGGTGGCGCTTCAGTGCCACCGGTTTTCCTATCACGCCGAAACGCAAAATTTCTGGCAAATTCGTCTCTGGCAACATCGACGTCGACATATTGTCCTTGTTTTTTTTTTATTGTTGTACTATTAAAAAAAAAACAAAAAGAAAATGAGAGGTGGATCCACTGTCACCACATCCTTTTCAGTACTGCTCGTTGTGGTTGTCATACTCGCGTGCACCGGGCATCTGCCTGTCGCCATGATTCTGTCGACCCTGCTCTTCGTGGGAAGCCTGTGTGCCCCACCGATCCTTCGGCACGTGTCCAGGAGGACCAAGTGCCGCGCGACCGCGGCCTCGGCGGCCTTTGAGACGCCCGACAACCACAATTTTGACGCTTGCACAAACGACGACGACGACGGCGACAATGACGACGAAGACTACAAAATGGTGTTGGCCAAGTTACCGAACGCCAGGCTTAGAGAATACTATAAAACCCGTTCGATTCCGGAATTTGAACACCCGGACTTTGGTAAATTGGCTGAGTACACGTCAAAGGGCATGCGAAACGTTCGCAATATCAATCGAGTCTACATCAATAACGACATCAAAGACAAATAAAAAAAAACAACAACAATTCAACAACTCAGCTGAAAGACAATGAAACGCAAATCACAACCTCGTCGGAACCAGGAGCGTTTCGAAAAAGTAAAGATCATTCGAACTCGTGAATTTCAGGGCACGGCCACGGTGAGCCGAATCAAAACGCAGCACAGTCGCATCGAGGTGAACCACCGCCTCGTGCACATGATTGAGCGCCGCCTTCACTGCCTGCCACACCAGTTCAAACGGGTGCACCAACACTTGCAGCGACACCCACACCGCTACCTGAGCGCGGCCGCCGCGTACGGCTCCCTGGACGCGTGGGCCATCCTCCCGGTTCACAAGCATCGAACACTCATGAACAAAATTCATTCCTCTGTGAACGACGTGTGCTTTGGCCCGCAGCACGAGTACGTGCTGACGGCTTCGCAAAACGGGCAGTTCACTTGGTACGACTCGAGCTTCAAGTTTGAACTGGTCTTTGCCGGGTCGGACACCTCGATTCAAAAAATGCGTTGGAACCGCGAACGAAGCCGGCTGCTGACGTGCCACGTGGACGGCAAGGTCAAGCTGTACGCCAACAGGTCGCTCAACGAAGTGTGTGAGGCTACCACCGAGCAGAGGCTGTTCGACGTGGCGTTCTCGCCGACATGTGGAAAGTTCGCGGTGGCGGGCGAGAATGTCTTTGTCTTCGACACCGGTGCTTTTACCCTCGAGCACACGTTCGAACGGGACCACGGCTACGACACTAAAAAAGTGGCCTGGCACGACACCCGCTCGCTGCTGGCGACGTGCGGCGCCAACCAAGGCGTTCGGTTGCTCGACCCCCGGTGCCGTCAAAGCATTGCGACGATAACCGAGCATACTCAAAACGCGGCGGCAGTCGAGTGGGTCGGCGAACACTTCTTTGTCTCCGGCGGCAAAGACAAAATTGTAAACTACGTCGACGTCCGAACTCGCCGGTGCTTTCGCAGCATCGAGGGCGCTCCCGCCGGCGTCACCGCCCTGCGGCGGCACCCCACGCACATGAACACTTTGGTGGTCGGTTGCTTTGACGGGTCGCACGGCTTTCTGATCGACCGGGAGCCGGCGCACATGGTGAAGCACCACCGTCTGGCGGTCACGCAGATCGCGTTTCACCCGCTGGCGCACTTCATGCTGACCTCGAGCCGGGACGGGTCAGTCGCCGTGCACCGACAACACACCTGAAAAAAAAGTTCGTTGCGCCAGAAATTTCTTGGCCCAGTAACAAACGATGGCGGCCGCCGCGACGACGACAGCTCTCATGGTGTGGAATCTGTATCCTCACGCCAAAACCGCGTACCAACTGGTCCGCACCGCGTCGTCCGCGGCTCGGTGGATCACGACGCCGACGACGCCGAACGACCAGTGGCAGATCGTGCACGAAATCGTTCGGGGGAACGGTGCCAGCACGCTGCAGGTGTTCGACATGCCGGGGCTTGAAGTGAACGTGCGGACACCGGAACGGTTGGACGTAAGTGAGTGGGAGATGTGGGAGGAGTGAACGGGCTACCCTTTGGCTCGGGTCGAGGGTGGCAGACCGCACTCATCCACAAAGGTCGCGTTGTACCACGAGTGGGACGGCGGAGGTTTTCCCGGTGTCCAATCACCGTCTCCCCTACGGTAGCCAATGAAACCCTGAGACGGGCCGATCCAGTCGTGGCCCTGCCCAGCCACGTAGTGGCATGTGTACGCGTTGACGTGCTCCGCCGTCGGGCCGCGCAGGACTCCGTCCAACGGCACCTTGGTTACCCCGCGTGTGTGCTCAAACGTGCCGGTGAGAGACACCACGAACAGCTGCGCCCCGATTTTGACCGGATCGCCTCTGCTGAGGTATTGGGTCCAGTCTGCGCCCTTGACGCTCAGGCTGGTGTCGTTGGTGTGGACGACAACGTTTCCCGGTAAATTTTTGTTGAAGTGTCCAGCCTTTGTGGCGACGCGCACTTCGTCGCTGCACCGCGCTGTTTTGGGAGCGGCCGGCCCGAGCGACTCGGTGACCCGCACGTTGTGTTCTATTTGTTCGCGCAGCACTCGTCGTCGGCGCTGTTGGACCCGGCTGCGGCGCCGAAGCACTTGCCCGACAATGTAAGAAAGGCAACCGACAATGACAAGCGAGGAAAATACAATGCCGACGATGTAGATTTTTGATGCCATCTTTCTCGGTATTGTCTCTTTTTTTCTTTTTTTCTTTGTAACTAAATAAAGAAAAAAATCAAGCACTTACAGTCTCAGAAAAGCGAACCACGCACAAATGGCTGCGATCTTTCTGAGAATGTTCAACACATCTTTGACGTTTGAACAGCACGTCCGGTACATGCTGTCAAAGACCGGGATAGCCGCCGCTCGAACGGCACTAGCTTCCTACCACGTGCCTACTGCCACGAACAAGAGCGTGCGGCTGCTACTGACGGCCGCCCTCATGTCGACGCATCCGAGCAATTTGGTTGAGCCTGACGATGCGTTGGGCCAACGGTGCGTACGGTCTGCACGAACGTTGTGGCGCGACGGCGGCGACGGCGGCGACGGCGGTGAAACTTTTGCCCAGCGATTTGGGGCGTTTGTGCTCGTCCTCCACGAGTGGAAGCAACAAGATATTCCACAAACGATGGAGGGACTACGCACCGCCCTTGACTGCTACCGGGTTGAGAGAGAGACGCACTTGAACCACGGGCACGACGAGGGGGTGAGGGACGTTGATCGACGCACAATGAACGTTGTTCGATCGCTGAGGCTTCTCGGTGGCACAGACTTTTAATGGCACAGACTTTTAACGTGTGTATTTACGATCAAAGAAGAATTGATAAGACCACTTATTTTCTTTTGTTAGCAATAAAACACGCAACACACAAAAACAAAAACACTTTTTGTACAAAAACACTTTTGTACAAAAACACTTTTGTACAAACTTTAACTTTAAGTCAAGCTACAATCTACAATGTGGCAAATGGAAGACTATGAACCTGCCATGACCACGCTGGTCGGCGATGCGACAGTCTACCTAAACCAGGGAGATAATTACACAGATGCCGGGGCGACATCAAATGGAGGGGAAACTGTGACAGTGTCTGGAACAGTGGACACAAGCACGGCTGGAACCTACACCCTGACCTACACCGCCAAAGCACCCGGACAGCCGCAGTGGCAAGTAGAAATGTTTGCGTCAACCCGCACGGTAATTGTGCGCGCGCCCCCCGTGATCACGCTGGTCGGCGCTGCGACAGTGGACATGTACGTGGGAGGTAACGATATCGATCATTGGGTGAACGGAGGGGAGGGGCAAGGGCGACGAGGGGCGACATCAAGTGGAGGGGAAACTGTGACAATGTCTGGAACAGTGGACACAAACTGGCCTGGAACCTACACCCTGACCTACATGGCAACGGACGTGTTTGGAAACACAGGGACTGCAACCCGCACTATCATTGTGCGCGCGCCGCTACAATCTACATCAGGCCCCGTGATCACGCTGAACGGCGATGTGATAGTGCACCACGTGTTGGGTGATGTGTACACAGATGCCGGGGCGACATCAAGTGGAGGGGAAACTGTGACAATGTCTGACCAGTTAAAGGACTTAGTGGACACAAGTGTTGCTGGAACCTACAGCGCCCCTGTGTACACCGCCACGGACGCGGCCGGAAACACAGCGACTGCAACCCGCACGGTAATTGTGTACGGTCCGTTGCCCCCCGTGATCACGCTGAACGGCGATGCGACAGTGCACCACGTGTTGGGTGATATGTACACAGATGCCGGGGCGACGCTTGGAGGAGAATTGGCTCATATAGAGAATACTGTGACAACGCTTGGAGGGTTGACTGCCTTGGACACAAACACGGCTGGAACCTACACGCTGACCTACACGGCAGTCAACGGTGTCGGAAACACAGGGACTGCAACCCGCACGGTAATTGTGCACGGGCCCCTCGTGATCACGCTGAACGGCGATGCGACAGTGCGCCACGTGTTGGGTGATGTGTACACAGATGCCGGGGTGACAACAAGTTTAGGGGCAACTGTGACAACGCCGTACATGGTTTCAGCCTACGACGCAGCGAGGGCTGAAACCTACATAATCAATTACACGGCAGTCAACGGTGTCGGAGAGACAGCGACTGCATTTCGCACGGTAATTGTGCACGCCGCGCCCCCCGTGATCACGCTGAACGGCGATGCGACAGTGCACCACGTGTTGGGTGATGTGTACACAGATGCCGGGGCGACATCAAGTGGAGGGGAAACTGTGACAATGTCTGGAACAGTGGACACAAACACGGTTGGAAACTACACCCTGACCTACACCGCAACGGACGCAACGGACGAACGGCCGGAAGCTCATACTACAGGGACTGCAACCCGCACGGTAACTGTGGAAGACATGCCGACGACAAGCCTTGGAAGTCGTTTTGACGTGGGGGGAACAACAAAAACTTATTTCTTTAACACTACTTTCGTTGCCCCAATTGTATTGACGGGAGGGAAGCATCGGTTTACCGATGATGATGGTGGTCCAGACGGTTTTTTGGTTAAGAAGACACGCGCCGTCACCTTTGATGCTGGGTTGGGCAATCACATGAAAATCAAACTCAACAGCTTCCAATTCGATGTGCAAACACAGAGCGGCAATCACAGAATGCTATCCCGACTGGGAATTGTTGCAAGTAATGATATTACAGATCTTTATACAACAACTTCTAATAGCGTCGTCGCAGGACAGTTGAACTCAACCATTGCTCCGGTCCTCTCCACATTCTTGTATCAATCACAAAAACCATATATAGGATACGGTTGGGGACAGCTGTACAGTACAGAAAACGGTGGTTATGGAACCGGTGGAGGATGGATTTTCCCATCCAACTCAACAACGGATATAAAGGGAAACAGCAACACCGTCACAGGACAGTGGCTGAAAATCAAAGCTCGTTATGTTCGATTTTACTTCTTCTGTGACAGTCAGAGTCCTAGTTTGTGGGACATGGAGATTGCCGCCGACACAACGGCCCTCCCAGTGATCACGCTGAACGGCGACGCGGCAGTGACCCTTGTGAGGGGCACGGCGTACGCAGATGCCGGGGCGACATCAGATGGAGGGGAAACTGTGACAATGTCTGGAACGGTGGACACAAGCACCGCTGGAACCTACACCCTGACCTACACCGCCACGGACGCTAACGGAATCGGGAATGCAACCCGCACGGTAACTGTGGTCCCGAGGATCACGCTGACCGGCGATGCGACAGTGACCCACCAGTTGGATACGGCGTACACGGATGCGGGGGCGAGAACTGATGGAGGGGAAACTGTGACAATGTCTGGAACAGTGGACACAAGTACGGCTGGAACCTACACGCTGACCTACACCGTAACGGACGCTGTCGGAAACATGGCGACTCCAGTGACCCGCATGGTAACTGTGGAAGACATGACTACGTCAAGCCTTGGAAGTCGTTTTAACTATATCCACAGCACCGATACCTACGCCGACCCAATTGTACTGACGGACCCAAGTGTATTGACGGGAGGCAAGCATCGGTTTACCGATGATGGTGGAACGAATGCCGACTACTCCAATATGTTGTATCGCGCCATCACATTTGATGCTGGGTTAGGTAATCACATTAAAATCAAGCTCAATAACTTTGCGTTTGAGACATACGAAGGAAAACAGTATGACCGACTCGGAATTCTTGCAAGTGATGATATCAAAAATTTGAACTCTTCCACAGGACACTTGAACTCAACTATTGCTCCGGTCCTCTCCACATTCTTGTATCAAATACGGGAATACACAATTAACAACACACTTTATATACCGGAGCCACACACAGGTTGGTCATTAAACTTCGTTGAAGAAAATGGTGGATATGGAACTGGTGGAGGATATATTTTCCCATCCAGTTCAACAACGGATGTGATGGGAAACAGCAACACCGTCACAGGACAGTGGCTGGAAATTAAAGCTCGTTATGTTCGATTTTACTTCTACAGTGATAGCGGTCACACGGAGGACGGATGGGACATGGAGCTTGCCGCCGACCTTGCCGCCGCCCTGAGAGAGACTTTGCCTGTGGCGAACGGAAGAGCTTTGAAAACGGATGCCAAGACGGTCGCCGCCCGAACCGCCATGAAGAACGACATTCAGGCCGCCAGCCCCGGCCAGAAGAAGGTGAAAAGAAGAGCGGCCATCAAGGCAATGTTCGAAACCACGGCAGGATTAAAGCAAATCCCGGTGACCCGCGAGGAGTTGGGGTTGAGTTCTCAGAAACTGAAACGGCCCAACGTTGTGGTTTTCAAACCCAACGAAATCATTGACATTGCCGCCGTGAACGGCGCGGACGAATCGTTCTACTGCGCGCTGGAGAACA